TACAGCACGCGATTAGTTGATTATTTAGAGCAAGAGCAAAGAGAGATGATTGCAGATGATACAGCTCAACTATCACAAATTTCATAAGTTATTCAGCTATTACATGAAAAAAGAGTGGAAGACATCTTACAAAGATAAACGTTATGGCGATGTGTATTTCACTTATTCAGATGGCACGTATTTAACGCTAGATGTAGCGAACGAAGTATATGTTGAAGAATTCAATAATATTCGTGAGATGCGAGAGTTTTACGGAGAAGATGTAATAGAACAGATGACGATTTTCGAGGTGCTAAATGGATAAGTATAGAGACATGATGGTAGAACACGGCACAGGATTAAGAAAGCAACACACAAATTACGGATTCAAAGGTTCAGTTAATGAGTTCCTGGAATCAATTAGAAAATACAACAGTCCTTTTATTCAAGTATTCGAAAGGATTGATGGAGAATTAGTGCTGCTTTGGTCAAACGACAAGAGAGGGCAACTTCAGCAGGTAGAACAGATGGAATTATTTTAAGGAGGTACAGGGATGATTAAGGTAGGGGAAGTATACCAAGACAAAACAACTAATAAGCATTATGAAGTATTAAACTTCTTTGCAGGTCAAATAAAAATTTCAGATGGTAAAAATCAATATTATATTTCAGAAGAACATTTCAACCTCATATTTGAATCACCAGACTATAAAAAGATGTACCAACAACAAAAACAACGTGCTGATCAATTAGAAAAGCGATGGGAAAAATTAAAGGAACATTTCATCAAAGAAAAAGAACAATCTTTCGGTATTTTGAGTTGGTCAAGAAATAATGGAATGTTAGAACTTATGGAGGATTTAGAGGAGGATGGCGAGTAAGCCTACTCGAAAGCTCGAAAACGAACTATTCGGAAAAACAGAAATGTTGAAAAGGAGGAAATGAGAGATGGAAGAACGGTTACCATTAACATCAAGTATAACTGATGTAGCAGATATGTTTGTCAACAAAGATTACGAAGTGAGTATTTTTAAATCTGATTTTAACGGAACACCATGCATTGATTTATTGATAGAACCTATAGGTGTAATTCATTATATAGCTGGTTTAAATGGTTTACCACAAGAATATGTTTTTGATGGATGGTACGGAATAGGTAAAACTATACATTTTGGTGAGGATAGTCGTAAGTTTTTAGAACATGTAGTTAATTTAATTGAAAAGCTTAATTAACACAAAAGGAGAGAGGGATTGTGCGTAATTTAGGAACACCAATGTTAAAAAAAGAACTAGAGAAATTAGGATGTGAATTTAAACGATGGAGTAACACATCGACATTTATGGTGCTAAAACACGATGAGATTATAACTGAATACGACCATAAGCGTGAACAGTATGGTATATCAGAGGATGAACGAGTTAATGCTCTTATGAAAGAATACAAGCAATATAGACAGCGTTGTGGTATTGATAAGATTAAACAATATCATGGACTAAATATAAATTGAAAGGAGAGAGGGATTGTGGAAGTAACAGAAGTAACTATTAAGCTAACTTATGCACGAGATAACGAAGGATTTGTTAAAGATATAAATATTATCAGCAGCAAAGAGTTATCTAAGTTAGAACGAATAATCCTACAACAATCATTTAGAGAACCTATGATACTCGAAAAGGAGAATGAGGGATGAGAAAAATACCTTATAGAAAAATATTTTGGAGTAAAGTCGGAACAAAGAGAAAACTTAACTATTTAGAAAAGGCGTTTTATGTTGTGGCATACAGAAGATTTCCTTTCAAATCAAAAATAAGAATGTAAAGGAGAATGAGGGATGACTAAACAAGATAAAGAACTAGTTGTACTAATGAAATTTATTGTAACACTTGCAATATTGATTATAATTTTTAAATTATTAATTGGTATTTCAGTAGTAATGATTTTAGGAGATTTATTTAATTTGTTTGATGCAAATATAAAATTGTGGTTAGTAATCCTGGTCATCACTTTTGTTATGGGTGGGGTACTAAGAGTAAGCGCAAAAAGTTTAGTAGAAATTGTAGAGAAGAATAAAGAAAAGATGAATATGTAGATGATCGCATACACACTACTAATATTCCTGGCACTTCTTTTCCTGATGATAACGAAAGACATTTTAGATGTGGCAATTAATTCAGGCATGAACAAGTATTTAGTGATAACACTATTCTTATTATTCTATAGCATCATAATCAGCGTTATGTTAGTAGCTTTAGATAATGAGTTTGAGGGATTTTAAGTAATCTTTTTAAGGAGGTGACATATGAAGCAGATTACAGATGAACATTACGAAGATTTAACGAGCAACGCAACCTATCGTAATGAATTTGCAAGATTCTTGATCAATTTATTTTGTATCGGATTAGGAATTTGGTTTGGATTTATCGCAGCAACAGTACTTTACATGAATTTATAAAAGGAGATAGAGAAGATGACAAGATTATTAGAATTAACAGGATTGATTGAACAGTGGAGCAAAGATAGAAAACTAGATACGGCAGATTCAAGAAAACAGATGAAAAAGTTAGGGGAAGAAACAGGAGAATTATATGGTGGCTTATCAAAAGGAAACTATGAAGTCATTCTTGATAGCATCGGTGATTCATTTGTAGTGCTGGTAGTACTTTCTACACAAAAGAATATCAATATCAAAGAAATCGTTAAAACATTAGAATCATACAGTAATCACTTAGATATTGATGTTGATGATGTAACTTTAGCATTGATGCATAAATCGGGAATGTTAGCGAATGCTGTAAGACATGGAACACCTGAGTATACACTTATGATGCATATTCAATGGACGATGGAATGTTTATTAGATGTTGCTGATGTATTGGATGTAGATATTACAAAATGTGTGGAGTATGCATATAACCAGATTAAAGACAGACGTGGAGTTATGAAAAATGGAATTTTCGTAAAGGAATCTGATATTTAAAAAGAGGACTATTTTTCAAGTCCCCTTTCAATCAATTGTCTTATAGCTTCAGAGCGATTAGGTACTCTGTTTTCGAATTTATAATCTTCGATTTTTTCGAATAATTCATTCGGTATCGTTATTAACACTTGTTTGTTTTTAGTTTTGTCGATTGCCATAAATATCACCCCTTTTTAATGAGTATAAGGTTATATAACTTATATTGCAATAGAATTAGCAAAGGGTTATAATAGTTATATAACTTATTATAGGGGGATTATTTATGATTTCAGATTTAATTGGGAAAAAAGTCGGTAGATTAACAGTGGGTAATTTCGAAAGAAGAAAGTATCAGGTTTATTACGAATGCACATGTGATTGCGGAAATGTTAAATGGATCAGGAGAGATAAATTAGTAAATGAAATTACTAACTCGTGCGGTTGTTTGAAGCGAGGTAATTTGATTGGGAAAAAGTTTGGGAAATTAACTGTTAGAAAAAGAAAAGTAATAAACGAACGTGGATATTATATTTGCGAATGTGATTGTGGTGAATTAATTACGGTAAGAGTTGATTTATTAAAGGGTAATTCTAAAACATCGTGTGGATGCGTAGAAAAAGAAAGAGCTAAAGTATCGTTTTCGAGAAATCGAATTAGGAATATTTATAAAGGAATTGTTGCAAGATGTACAGATTTAGATTCACCTAGTTACGAACGATATGGAGCTAGGGGAATTGAAATATGCATTGAATGGCGGAACGATTTCGAATCATTTTATCTATGGGCTATAAATAATGGTTATTCGGATGAATTGACTATAGATAGAATTGATAACAATGTAGGTTATACACCGAAAAATTGCAGATGGGCAACACCTCAAGAACAAGCAAATAATACAAGACGTAATGTATATGTGATGTATAAAGGTGAAAAAATGACAATGGCACAATATGCAAGAAGTAAAAACTCGAATTACAGTAAAATAGCAAGATTAATAAAATTAGGAAGAATACCTGAAGTTAAATACTTAGGAAAATAAATGGAGGAATGAACATGACAAATAATATCAATAAAGGTGATTATGTATTAATCGATAATTCAAATGTTGAAGGTGTAGTAAAAGAAGTAACAAAAAGAAAGAATGGAACATTCGTAATCTTAGAAGGTGGTATTTCAGCATTTCCGATTGAAGACGCTTATGTAATCACTAAACACATTGAAGAAGAGTCTAAAAAAGATTTCAAAGTATATAACGGTGAGTTGCCACGACCAATCGGTGTAAACGATGTGTTCATGCCATATTCACATGAAGAAACAAAGGATGAACACGAACTTGCTGATGCTGAATTAGGTCACAGAATGGCGATTGAACCAAAAGAACAATATGATACTGATCCAGGTGACGAAGTCGAAGTAACTGAGCCAAAAGTTGAGGATGTCGAAGAAGATATTCTCAAAATCATTGATGATGCTATTGAAGAATTAAATAACCTGAAAGAAAAGTATAATGCCTAACTATCGCAACAGAGGTAAGTACCTCGAACGCATGATTGAAATAAGTAATAAGCAGTACAAGATAAAAGGTATTGCGATTATCGATAAAATACCAACACCAATGACTCATAGAAGTAAGAATGGTGAGATATATGGCGCAAAGTATTCAAAGAAATCAACAGTTGATTTTATAGGCATATCAAACGGTAAATTTATCGCATTTGATACAAAGCAGACATCACTGACCAACTTACCATTCAAGAATGTTGAACAACATCAAATAGAGTATCTGACCAGTACTCGAGAACAGGGCGGAATTTCCTTCATATTGGTGCTATTTACGAAGTTTAACGAACTTTATAAGTTAGACATCAATGAACTAATAACGCTCAAAGAAACGTTAAATAGAGCCAGTATTCCATATACCTGGTTTAAAGAAAACAAAAGACCAATTAAAAGCAGTAATGGCATTGCATATAACTATTTGGAGGAATAATAAACCATGACTTATACGACCGAGCAAATCGCAAGAATGATTAAAGAGTATCAAACGAATGTAAGAGCAGTAGCAAAGTTAAGACAAGAATATATTGAGGATGTATGTGGTGCAAATATCTCACAATACGGGATTGAAGCATCAATGCCAAAACCACAAGGACAAACATCTGATCCAGTATTAAGAGAAGTTCAAAGATTGATGAAACAGGATAGCGTGATAGCGAAGTACGAACAAAAGGTATTATATATTCAGAATCGATGGGAAAGAGTCACAAATGAAAGACAGGCTATGATTTTCAATCAAGTACTTTCAGGTGCATCTTTTGAATTAATCAGTAAAACTGTAGGACTTACGCCACAAAGAATACACCAGGTAGTTAATGAAATTGCAGAAATATTAAAAGATTAGAAGATTCCCTCTAGTTAAAGCTAGGGGGATTTTGTATGATTAGAAGAAAAAGGGTGAGGGCATGGAAAAGAAAATTAGAATGTTTTTAATGGGTGTGTTGTTAATTTCATTAATAATAGTCACATATTTCATTATATTTAATGCTTTTATAGATATGTTTGATCTTAAATTGAAGAATGCTCTTGCAATATTATCAAGTATTTTCAGTTTACTAGGTATTATAATAGCTGCAACAGTAGCTATTTATGTAATGAATAATAATCATAGAGAAGCAATGATGATGGAAGAACGTAGAATAACCTTACAAGAAGAAATAGAAGAAAGGGAAGTTATTAGTGCATTAACACACATTCTTTATATCTCTCATCCTCTATCTGCTTCGTTTCGTGAAGATGAGGTTGTTGGAGAAAAAGAGAGACAATTCGTCAAAGAACAAGTAGACATTATGGAAAGTAATGCAAGAATTTTAATCAGTAAGACAAAAAATAGAGATGATAAAAAATTTAAGGAAATTACCGACGTTTCTACAGCTATTTTAGGCGATTGTTTACTTTTAAAATCAAATTTTATTAAAGATGAACTACTTGGTAGAACAGTATGGCTTTATAGTAAGGATATATATTTACAGGCACTTAATTATCTTGATAATAAAGAATATTTTCCATATAAAGATGTCGCTGAAAAATTGAAGAACTTATAACCATTTACAAATTTACTAAACTTACATATTTTCGTTGTGTGACATGATATAAATCTTTAGTTTACAATGTGAGGTAGGTCGGTGCGTAGTACTTTCCAATCAAACAAACTGTGAAGTTTGTACCACGCATTGCACTGCCTTACGGCTTTGAACTACTTTTGCCATGAGTGTTCTCCTTTCAGTTATATTTGGAAACCATCTAGTATTTTCTAGGTGGTTTTTGTATTATTAAGGTATAAAGAGAAAGGGGATGAAGACGATGGATGAAATAAATTACAATATTAAAACAAAAGTTGAAGCACTTTATTATTTAAAAATGGCAGACTTAAAAATTGAAGATTATATTCCTAAAAGAGAAATTAGAAATCAGTTTTTGTTTGAACTCTACAAAGAGAGATATATAAACGCAGATAAGACGACGTTAACGAAAAATGGCATTGAATTTTTGGATATGAATTTTAATGAATATGGACATGATGTGAAAGATATCTAATCAGATATCTTTTTTTATTTTTCAAATAATTAGACCAATTAGGATAGAGAAGGTGATAGATGAAATGGCACGAGTTAATGTAAAAGACTGGTTAACGGACGAAGGATTAACCAAGATACAAGGTTGGGCGATGGATGGTTTAACCAACGACCAAATAGCTAATAATATTGGTTGTAGTACCAAAACTTTATACAACTGGACTGATAAACATTTACCGATTTTACATGCCCTAAAAAGAGGCAAGGAAGTAATCGACAGACAAGTTGAGAATGCTTTACTAAAAAGGGCACTAGGCTATGAAGTTGAAGAAATAACCTATGAGTATGGTGAAGAAGTAAAGAAGGTTGTTAAACAAGTACCACCTGATACAACGGCGCAAATATTCTGGTTAAAGAATAGAAAGCCTAATGAGTGGCGAGATAAACGTGATGTTGAACATAGTGGTGAGATAACGAACAATGTTAATCAGTTAAACAACTTATCAGAAGAGGAACTCAGAAACATTGCAAAGCTAGGCGGTGGTTAAATGAACCTGACTGCTGAACAAAAGAAAGAACTGGCACATCAAGCAAAGTTAGAGTTATCAAGAAGATACTTTAAAGATTATGTAGTAACTGTCCATCATGGTTCATACCAACATTACAGACATACAGAGCTCATTTGCAACGCATTACAACCTATTGCAGATGGCGAACAAAGATATATTTTAATTGAGATGCCACCTAGACATGGTAAATCAATGACTGTGACGGAATCATTTCCGTCTTTTTTTATTGGGAAAAATCCAACAAAAAGAGTTATCGCTTCAGCGTATTCTGATAGTCTTGCTAGAAAGTTCGGTCGGCTTAATCGGAATAAGTTGCAAGAGTTTGGCCAACGCATATTTGGTACTAAGATATCGGAAGAAAAGAGTGCTGCTAACAACTGGGGTATCTCTGGTTTAAGAGGTGGTATGATTGCAACTGGTATCGGTGGTTCTATTACTGGTGAAGGTGCAGACCTGATGATTATAGATGATCCAATAAAAAACAACGAAGAAGCTCAATCACCAACGATTAGAGAAAAGATATGGTCTGAATGGGAATCTACATTATCAACGCGTTTGCACAAAGGTGCATCAGTTATCGTAGTTATGACAAGATGGCATGAAGATGATTTAATAGGCCGGTTATTGGAGAAGAGTCCATACAAATGGACGAGATTAAGATTGCCTGCAATTGCAGAAGATGAAGACGATTTACTTAATCGAGAAGAAGGCGAAGCATTATGTCCTGAACTCGGATTTGATGAATCATGGGCTGACTTAAAGGAAAGAGAAGTTGGCAGTAAGACATGGGCATCTCTTTATCAGCAACGTCCATCACCAGGCGAAGGTACATTGTTCAACCGTAAGTGGTGGCAGTACTACTCAGCACCACCATCTAAATTTGATAATCAGTTGATAAGCTGGGATTTAACTTTTAAAGATGCCGATACATCTGACTATGTTGTTGGTCAAGTATGGGGGAAGGTTGGTGCTGATATGTATCTATTGGATCAAGTAAGAAGCAAAATGGATTTCCCTTCAGCAGTTCAAGCAGTACGTTCACTTGCAAAGAAATATCCGCGCATAAGAACAATACTGATTGAGGATAAAGCGAATGGTCCTGCTGTAATTTCAACACTTAAACGAGAGATTAGCGGTATCATACCTGTCAATCCTGAAGGTGGTAAAGTCGTAAGAGCGCAGGCAATTACACCTTATCTAGAAGCGGGTAATGTTTATCTTCCGATGAATGCACCTTTTACTAGTGATTTGGTTGAAGAAGCGTCAGTATTCCCGAATGGTAAACACGATGATCAGGTGGATGCAATGACACAAGCCTTAAATAGATTTGGTCAAAAGCAAAGTGCAAGAGTAATTACAACAAACGCATGGTAAAGGAGGAACACATGAGAGACTGGACAAAGTTCGATAAAGAATCAATTATAAAGCTACATGATAATATGTATTACTATCGACAGTTATACGACGGCAAACATAGTCAGTTATTCCCTAGAGCAATCAATTTGATTGAGAATGGAGAAATCATTGACGTACT